CTGCAACCGAAAGGTGCATTAGAAAATTTTCCAGAGGAAATATGTGGTATTTTCCCGACTTGTGTGGCCCATACGACAAGACGTAGGCGTCCGCATGAAGACCCGGTTTACCGGCACCGTCATGCGTCGCCCTATTGCGTCATACCGGCTGCACCAGTACCGTTTACACCACCTGGGCTGTAGATAGGCGTACCCGACTGAAAAGCGGACCTACCGGCAGCCGGTCCTCCTTTTGTGCGAAGGGGACCGAGTTTAGCACAACTGAGCCTTCAATGGTTCATGAGGATAAGTTCCTCCTTGCGGTGTCTGAGACACCGGTACGGAATCCGATCCACGGGGACCCGTACTCCGAACTGGCAGCAACCTGCCGCGTTCGTGGAATCGATCTCGAGCAAGCTCGGGATCTGTGGCAATTGGATGGTTCTCGTCTTCCAATTGATGTTGTGCGCTCAATCCGTCGTTTACATGTCCGAGCTTACCGGGCCGGAAACCCCAACAAACGAATGGATTATTCAAAGAAGGAAGCTGCTCGAAATATTCAGCGAAGGAAGCAAAGTCGCGCTGATGCGAAGAAATTCGCGAACCGAGGGCTATCCGGTTTGGTTGCAAAGCGTGCGGATCGTCGCCACGGTGATGAGAGAAAGCAATACCAAGTTACTGCTGCCCGAGGTGTACGGCAACGTACAGGCTCTAATAACCCAACGCGTGAACGTCGGGATAGACAGCGGAGACATGATATGCTTGAAACACTTGTCCCGCAGGCTGCCGCCGCTTCTGCCAATGTGTCCGCATCTGCTCTTTTGCGAAACACATTAGGCACATTCAAGAGGACTGGACGCGTACCCGGCGATGCCGGAGAACCCAACGTCAAGACGATTTGCTGTACGACGCATCTCGCGGAAATCAATCGTGAGTTCCGTGTTTTGTCTGCGGCACAGTATCGAAAATTGATCGTGATTCTTCTGCAGAGGGGTTGTGTCGAAGTTCATCCTGGGCCTCGCTTGTCTGATGTTGGTGATATGTTCTCAACGTCATGTTGTACAGACAGTGATACAGCTGAGGCAAAGATTCATCATCGCGACGGCAGAGTGGAAAAGAAGCGTCTCCACTTTAACCGCAAACTGGCTAGAGACATTCGCTACGAACAGCAACGGCATCAAGCCGATGAAGGCCAGAAAGAAGAATCTACGGAGAAGGAAGATGTTCCCTTAGTGTTTCCACCACTTAAAGGTGCTTTGCTCACGCCGTGTCAGTTGTCTACCGCGCTCTCTACGCGATTCTACGGCGATCCCCTGTCAGTTGATCGTAATACTGATGTCATTGAAACGGCGTATGTTGAAGGCTGTGAGAACGGTCAAGACATACGACAACCCGTTGACGAGAGGCCCACGATCAATTCGTCTGTGAAGTTGACGCCTCGACCATACATTGTGGAAACTGTCACGTACATTGGAGTTAAGGAGTGTTGGTACCTTGGCATTCTGCCTTCACTTCTTCTGCTTTTCCGCCGCCCTGACCTCTCATTACCTGTCTGGTCATGTATGATAAGTTTGTGTATGAACTATCTCTCGTGGTGGATGCTCTTTGGTCTCATAGGCGTTTGGTTTATTTCACCCCTCAAGCTCATTTTTGGGGTGTTTCTTGCCAATACGTGCTATGAACAACTCCGAAGGTACTTTGGACACAGCGCCTTGTTTTGGACATTGCAGCGGTTTACCTATATACCGCATGTCTTAACTTGCATCCTCGCTGAAGCCTCTTCAAATCCTACTATCATGTCATCCGCTGATGACGTGCCCTTTGAGCAATATTTTGAACATTGCGCTCCGCTCAATGTCAGTTCAGAAAACTACGTTGAATGGAAGCGCGCCACAATCAAATGTGCACGTGTTCTTTTTATTGCTGAGCAGGGTTTTCGAGAGGTGCCCGAATCCGCCGAACCTCCGCACTATGGATCGGACGAGGCAGAACGTTCTTCTGCCTCCTTGCGCACCGCGTTTTCGGGCTTTATGGATTGCGTCTCGCTGTCGTCGCCGCGAGACAAATTAGCCGGGCTAGCAGAATTTTTCAAATCTTCCCTCCACCAATTACGCGAAAAGTGTACGCGTACGGATACCGGTTCTCCGAAACCGGAATGCAGCCATGGCCAACCCCCACCAACGGAGATGCTTTTGAAGGACCGCAAAGAATGCATCAACGATCTAAGAATTTTAGACAATTACCTTACGGATCGTTTAGGAACTTTGGTCCTATCTCCGTTGATCGAAACGACGTGCCCACATGTAGCGAAGGATTTAAAAAGCGTGTGGGAGGTGATACGAAGTATAGCTCAAGCGCGCCTGTCCTCCAGGCACTTGCTGAGTATACAGATGCTTGGTGCGAACGCAATCTCACGACTCGAAGCCGACATATTTGCATACGTGAATGGATTGCGGGGTTACATTTCAACCAACAGAGAAAATTGCAACTTATCGCTGCTTATGAGCGAATCAAAAACTGCCTACCGATTAGGAGTGTTGCTTGTATCATCAAGGGCTTCATTAAACTCGAATCCTATCTTGAGCTTAAATACGCGAGATGGATTAACAGCCGTGTTGATGAATTTAAGGTTTGGTGTGGACCGATGTTCCGTTCTATTGAAGACTGTGCTTACCGACTTAAGCCTTTCATTAAACACACCCCAGTCGCAGAAAGACCGGCAAAGATTGCAGCGCTTCGGAAGTACATCGGATGGGAATTCCTCGCCACCGACTGGACCTCAATGGAAAAACACTTCAAGCGACCTGTCATGGAAGCAATCGAATTCCGAGTCTACCGCTGGATGTTGCAGTACCGATGTACCAGTGACGTCGACTACCTCCTCTCTGTGCTCTCAGGTAAGAACCGAATCCATGGCCGCCGCGGCATGCATGCCTGCGTCCGGGCTACTCGGATGAGTGGAGAGATGAATACGTCGCTGGGCAATGGTTTGACGAACTTGATCGTATTTTCGTACATTGTCCAGAAAAAGGGGGGGGAGTTTGAGGGGTACGTAGAGGGCGACGACGGCATTTTCGCGTGCAATGTACACGTAACCACTGAGGATTATGCCAAGTTGGGTTTCGATGTGAAAGTCGAGAGATACCAAGACCCGTTGGAAGCAGGTTTCTGCGGAATACGGTGTTCCGAAGATCTCCAGATAATTACAGACCCAATTAAAAAGTTAAGCACCTTTGGGTGGACCAGTAGCTTTATCAGCGCTGGACCGGTGATTATGTACGGGTTGCTCAGGGC